ACAAGAGATATCAGTCAGAGGAATACCACCAGTCAAAACAGATAGTCTTGGTCGTAAATGGATAAGCTGGGTAAATACACCACAAACCAACTTAAAAGAAATGAATGTGGCAGGTAAGTTTGTTTTTGTTGGAGTCACTGCCCCAGGAATCATGCCTCAAGTTGCAACTCCATCTGGTTTATTAGAACCACACAAAATTCAAGCAGCATTATCTGAATCAATTTTATTAGAAAACTCTCCTTTTATTCCAGATTTTGCTCTTGCATTGGAAATATTAATTTTTACGATATTTGTGTCGTTGACATGGCTTGTAATTAATTATCTTGGTATAACCAAAGGCGTAAGTCTAGCTGTAATTTTACTCTTTACTACAAGCCTTACAGGAGCTTATAGCATTCAAAAGGGCTATTTAATAGACTTTTCGTGGACTTTTGTATCACAATTCATTACTGGTGCCATAGCTTTCTATTTAAACTTTAGAAAACAGTTTAAATTGCGTCAACAAATTAAAAAACAATTTGAACATTACTTAGATCCAAGGCAAGTTAAAAAACTACAAGACAATCCTGGATCATTAGTTTTGGGTGGAGAACGAAGATATTGCACATTTTTATTTACAGATGTTAGAGGGTTTACGGCAATGTCTGAAAAGCTAGAGCCAGAAGAAGTGACTAAAATTATGAACAAAGCATTAACAATTCAAGCTGATGCAGTAAAAGAATATGGAGGTATGGTAGATAAATACATAGGTGACGCAATGATGGCTATATTTAATGCTCCTATAGATTTACCAAACCATGAAACTGCTGCTGTTCTTTGTGCTAAAGAGATACAAGAAAACATAAAAAAAGCAGACATTGATGTTGAAATAGGCGTAGGAGTTAATACTGGTTATGCAGTAATTGGGAACATGGGTAGCAATACTAGGTTTGATTATACTGCTATAGGTGATGCTGTTAATCTTGCAGCGAGACTTGAAAGCTCTACAAAGGAGGTTGGAGAAGATATTGTTATAGGTTATGATACTATCAATGCAAAAGATTTTAGTGATCAAATAATTCTAAAAGAACTTAATAGCATAAAGGTAAAAGGAAAAGAAAAATCTATAAATATTTATACAATCTTATGACAACATCAAATGAAGCAATAAACAAAATAGAAACCCACGAAAAAGAGTGTTCTATCAGATACTCAAATATAGAAAAAAGATTAGAAGATGGATCTAAGCGTTTTGATAAACTAGAAAACATGATTTGGGCTGTGTATCCTTTTATTTTAGTTTCATTGGTTTTGTCTAGATTTGTTTAGTGAAACAAAAACTAAAACTTTTTTATAATTGGTTTGTAAGTCTATTTCAAACACGTTATAAAATAACAGTTTCTTTTAATAGAGAGTATGGAGATACTGATGATAAAACTTACATTTCAAAAAAAATACTTATTCAAAAAGAAAAACATCTTAAATTTAGAACGATTGATAAAAAATTAATTGAATACAGAAGTTCTACAGGACTTAACTATATTATTGAGGAAGACGAATAATGCAACAAGTTCTAGTAGGTATTATTATAGTATTAGGACTTGGTAGCTATTGGTTATATAACGAAAATGTAACTTTAAAAGTTAATAACATTGCTTTAGAAAGTGCTGTAGCCACACAAGAGGAAGCTATTGCTAGTTTACAAAACGATTTTGAACTACAAACATCCAGTTTATTAGACTTACAAAGTCGCAATCAACAAATTCAACAAGAAATGACAAGGTACCTTGACATATTTAAAAGACATAACTTAACTAAATTAGCAGCAGCTAAACCTGGTTTAATAGAGCCTAGGGTAAATAAAGGAACAAAAGATGTATTTAATAGCATTGAAGAAGACAGCCGTAACATTGACAGTCTTGATGATAGCTTGCAGTTGCAGTCTTCTACCAACTAAACAAATAGAAGTTACTGCAAAACCAATGGAAAGAACCATTGTTCAACCTATTATGCCTAGAGAAATAGATCTAAAAGATCCATATTGGTATGTAGTCTCAGATAAAAATTTAGAAGAGTTTTTAACAAGGGTTAAGAAAGACCAAGGTCAAGTGGTATTCTTAGCTATGTCTGTGCCCGATTACGAGCTTATGGCATATAATATGCAAGAATTAAAAAGGTATATAAGTGAGCTTAAAGAAGTTGTTGTCTATTATAAAACAGTTACTACAAAGGAGCAGTAATATGAACATATCACAAGAAGGTTTGTCCCTTATTAAAAAGTTTGAGGGTTGTGAATTAGAAGCATATAAGTGTGCTGCTGGTGTTTGGACAATAGGATATGGCTCAACTAAAGGCGTTAAAGAAGGCGATACTGTTAGTCAAGAAGAAGCAGACAAATTACTTTTACATGAAATGGAAGAGTACGAAGGGTATATTAATGATATGGTAAATGTTAATTTAGAACAAAACCAATTTGATGCTATGGTTTCTTGGGTGTTTAATTTAGGGCCTGCTAATTTAAAAGCTTCTACTTTATTAAAAGTATTAAATGCTAAAGATTATGAAGGAGTACCAGCACAGATAAAAAGATGGAATAAGGCTGGAGGCAAAGTGTTGCAAGGTTTAATAAGAAGAAGAGAAGCGGAATCTTTGTTGTTTGCAGGCAAAGAATGGCATGAGGTTTAACAATGCCATTGCAGAAACTTACATTTAGACCTGGTATTAATAGAGAAGGTACTGCTTATGATAACGAGGGCGGTTGGTTTGATTGTAATTTAGTTCGTTTTCGTAAGGGTAGACCAGAAAAGTTTGGCGGTTGGGAAAAATTAACAAGTAATACATACGTAGGTACAGCAAGAGCTTTGCACCCTTGGATTTCTTTAGAAGGTACAAAATTTTTAGGATTAGGTACAACTTGGAAATATTACATAGAAGCAGGTAATGCTTTTAATGATATTACTCCAATAAGAGCTACCACATCAGCAGGTGATGTTACATTTTCCGCATCAAATGGTGATGCTACAATTACTGTAGCAGATACGGCTCATGGTGCTGTTAAGAATGATTTTGTTACTTTTAGCGGAGCTGCTACTTTGGGTGGCAATATTACAGCAACAGTTTTAAATCAAGAATACCAAATAGCCACTATAGTAAATGCTAATAGTTATACTATTGAAGCTAAAGATACATCTGGGGCTACGGTTACTGCAAACAGTAGTGATGACCCATCAACAGGTGGAGGTAATGGCGGATCATCTGTTGTTGGTGCTTATCAACTCAATGTGGGATTAGATGTATATGTTCCAGGAACAGGTTGGGGATTAAATGGATGGGGACAAGGTGCTTTTGGTAGTACGTCTGCATTAAGTGATACCAATCAGCTTAGAATTTGGACGCATGATAACTTTGGTGAAAACTTAATGATAAACCAAAGAAACGCAGGTATATATCAATGGACTGAAAACAATGGCTTGGGAACAAGAGCTGTAGAGCTATCTGGTATTTCAGGTGCTAACTTAGTACCTACTAAAGGTTTACAGGTTATTACATCTGAAAAAGACAGACACTTAATTGTTTTAGGATGTGATCCTATATCTGGTTCTGCAAGAACAGGTGCTATTGATCCTATGCTAATAGCATTTAGTGATCAAGAAAATGCATTAGACTTTGAGCCATTATCCACAAACACAGCAGGATCTCTTAGATTATCATCTGGTTCATCTATTATTGGTGGTGTTAAAGCAAGGCAAGAAATATTAGTTTGGACTGATACAGCTCTTTATAGTATGCAGTTTATTGGACCACCATTTACTTTTGGTATTAATTTAATAAACGAAGGTACAGGGTTAATAGGTCCTAAAGCAGCAATAACTACTCCTAATGGTGTGTACTGGATGAGTTATAACAACTTCTATACATATAATGGTAGTGTTCAAACTCTACCATGTTCAGTTCACAACTATGTGTTTACAGACATAAATCTTATTCAATCATTTAAAATCAATGCGTTTACCATAAAAGATAAAAGTGAAGTAGGTTGGTTCTATTGTTCATCTGGATCTGATGAAATAGACAGATATGTAATGTATAACTATGTAGAAGGTATATGGTTCTATGGACAGTTATCAAGAACAGCATGGCTTGACTCTGGTATAGAAAACTTCCCTAGAGCTGTTAGTAATGGATATTTATACCAACAAGAAAAGGGCTTTGATAATGATGGCTCTCCTATGACCAATGTTTATATTGAAAGTTCTGATTTAGATATAGGAGATGGTGAGCAATTTAGTTTCTTAAAAAGAATAATACCTGACTACAAATTTATAGAAGATCAAAATAATGGACATGTTAATATTGTTTTAAAAACTAGAAACTTCCCAGGTGATTCTTTAACAATAAATTCAACTAACGCAATAAGTTCTACTACTCAACAAGCTTATGTACGAAGTAGATCAAGGCAAATAGCATTACGATTTGAATCAGATGATGATGCTACGGATGATGGTAATCTAGGTATAGGATGGAGGTTAGGAGCTACACGTATAGACATAAAGCCAGATGGTAGAAGATGAGCAAGCTTTTACAAACTCAACTACCACTAGCAGTAGGTCCTGTAGATCCAGAGCTTTTTAATCGTTTAGTTAGAATACTTGAGATTAATCTTGGTGCAATAGATCTTGATAATGTTAGACAAATAAGTGATCCAGAAAAAAATACATTAAAGTTTAATGATGGTAGTATTATATGGAATACAACTGTTGGTGTGCTGCAAGTTTATACAGGTAACAAGTGGATTGATATAGGTGAAAGAACACTAGAACAAGGTTTTGAGATGACATCTAGTGTTGGTAAGGTTACTATAAAGATAGCAGGTAGCACAATAATTACTTTATGAGCAATACAGCAGAAGAACTAAACTATAAAACTAAGAACATTCTTTTAGAACATCCTGCCGACTGGTATGTACAAAAAGATACTTTTGATGCTGTATCAGAATCTATTGAGCCTATTGTAGAATTTTACAAAAACTCTGGTACGGAAGAAAGAAATAGTACAACTTTGGATAAAATTATTCAAGAACCATTAAAAGATGTGTATACAGTGCCATTTTTTTCTGAAAAGTTTTGCGACATACTTTTAGATGAAATTAAGAACTTAGAAGCATTTTATGGGTTTGAACCTAATCCAGAAGAAGATGAATTACGGCAAATACCAGAAATAACTTTTCAAGATAATTGCCCAGAAATCTTCCAATCCTTGTTCCATACGATATATACTATAGGTAATCCTATATTTTTGAATATTTGGAACAGACACGTAAATGGTGGTGGTATACAAATAGCCAACTATAATTTAAAGGATAAAAAACAAGGTGCTTGGCATCATGATGCAAGTGCTGATATTAGTATGGTAGTTCCTTTGAACACTGGAAAGTACAAAGGTGGCGGAACTGAGTTTTTAAAACGTGGTACAGTCGAGCCTCTACCTACAGGCCACGCTCTAATTTTTCCGAGTTTTACTCACATGCATAGAGGACTTGCAGTAGAATCAGGAGATAGATACTTATTGGTATTTTGGTTAAAATGTATTGAGGAATAATAGAGCATGAATAGAATAGACAACTCGGGCACAGGCATAGCAGGACTAGGGAGAGGAGGAGACTCTAAACTCGCTCATGTTATGACAGGAGAAATGGTAGTTCCACCAGTAATTTCTCCAGAAACACAAGCAATTATAAGAAAAGAAATGATAGCCGCAGGTATAGATCCTAATGAATATACTGTCGGTGAGGGTATGTCTATAAATCCAATTACAGGATTACCTGAATTTGGTCTTGGAAAATTTGTAAAGAAATTAGCACGTTCAGTTAAAAAAGTAGTTAAAAAGATTGCACCCGTTGCAGCAGTTATACCAGGACCATGGCAAGGACCTGCAATTATGTATAACAGAGGTAAAGCTGTCGTAAATATTGCAAAAGGTGAGGGTGGTATTGGTGACTTAATAACAGCATTTACACCCGCAAAATCATATACAGGTGGTAAAACAGGAAATATTTTTGGCAATGCAAAAGAGTTTTTAACAAAAGGTTCAGATGGAGTTGGTCTATTAGGTAATCTTGGTAAAAGTTTAGGATCTGCTAAAGAATTTGTATTTAAAGGTGATGATGGCGTTGGTCTTTTAGGAAACATTGGTAAAGGATTTAGTGGTGCAAAAGAATACATATTGCCAGGGGAAGATGGTAAAGGTTTATTTAAAAATCTTATGAGTCCTGGCGAACAACCCATGGACGAATTTGACCAGCTTACTGGTGGTGAAGATTTTTTTGATCCTAATTATGGAACATTTCAACCAAATCAACCATCTACAGGACCTTTTGGTGGTCAGATTGGACCTTACTTACGAGATACATTTTTAGGTACTTCAGAAGACCCAGGATTACTTAGAAACTTAGTTGGTGGTGGAAATGCCGGTGGACTTGGTGGCAACGCTGGATTAGCTGCTATGGCTGCTTTATACGGTAAAGCTGTAAAAGATGACTATAAGCGTAAAGAAGGTGGGCTCAAAGACATAAGGCAATCTGTAAGACCAGATCTTATGCCTGCACCTACATTTACAGGCTTTGACTTAGGAGTAAGAAAAGCCGCTATGGGTGGCTTACAAGAATCACGACCTGCTTTTGCTATGGGCAGATCAGTAATGGCTAACGAACTAGATATGCGTATGGGTGGTCCTTCAATAGGTCCAGGAACAGGTACAAGTGATGATATACCAGCTATGTTAAGTGATGGTGAGTTTGTAATGACCTCTGCTGCTAACAATGGGTTAGGTGGCTTTAAGGTAACAAAGACAGAAACAGGTATAGAGTTAGTGCCAAATAGTCAACCAAATAGACAACAAGGTGCAAAGAATATGGACAAGCTTATGAAAACCTTTGAACAATTTAACAAAGTAGGAATGTCATAATGGGTATTTTAAGTGACCTAATAAGAGCACCCATAGGACAATCACCATCTAGAGGTAGAGGTATGGGGGCTATAGGTGCTAGACCTGATTTACCAATGCCACCAAAAAGAAGAAGAAAAGGTGGATTAGCTGGTTTAATTCAAAGAGTAAAAGACAAAAGACTTGAACGACCTATATCTATTGGAGGCGTTGGCGGTGGTAACATACGACCAACTCAATCATTCCTGAAACAAGCAGTTGAAAAAATACAAAATCAAAGTCAGCCAGTACCTATATTGCCTAATCAAAAAACCTATGCAAGTCGTGAGGAAGCACAGGCAGATATGCTAGGTTTAAGTTTAGAAGAATATTTAGCACAAAGACCACAACAAGTTTTTGAAGATGTGGCAAAGCGTGATGATTTTATGTCTATAGGTGGTCTTGGTGGTGGCAGACCTATGCCCATAAATGTTCCTGGCGGTGGCGGTATTGATTATGGTGGTGCTGGAGGTGGTTTGTTAGATGACTTCGTACCACCTCCAGGCTATAAAGAACCATTAGATAGCAATGATCCTCCTCCAGATTCTGCTGCTGGAGAAAGAGTTATAAGACAAGACTTACTACCACCCAAGCGTATATCTGACGAAATTCGTATTGATGATAGACCAATTATTGATCCAAGAAGAGGTATGCCACCTCCACCTTTACCTCCACAAGACTTTGGCTTTGGCCCAGGCATTAGACCAACAGAGATTCGTGGACTAGATGGACAGTTTATTGGCTCAGCAGGTGTAACTCCACCAGATTTTGTGGAAAAAAATATAGAAAATAAAGGTCCTGAAAGTTTGCGTGACCAATATGGTCTTCAACCTATCGTACCACCTCAAAATACAAACATGATTGCTGAACTTCCTCCTGAAAGAATCGCAGAGATTGGAGATCCAATTCCAGGTACAGATCCAGTTACACCAACAGTTGATCCAGTAGTAACACCAACAACTCAAACAGACCCTACACAAACACAAATGCCTATGGGTGCAATAGATCCTGTGTTATTACAACAACAGACATCTGAAAAGCTAACAGACCCATTGCTAAGATCTTTATATTTTGGTACTCAAGATCAGCCTGGTTTTTATCAGCAACTACAACAAGCTGGTGCTAACCTTATTGGTCAAGATGTACCGTTACAACAAACAGCAGGTCTTACACCGTTAGAAGTATTAGCAAGACAACAAGCTATTTCTGGAATTGGTGGTTTTGAACCATTCTTACAACAAAATCAAAATTTAGTAAATCAAGCAATAGACCAGTCTGTGAGAGCAGAAGAACTTAGAGATCCTTACTATGGTAGAGCTGAAAGACAGATGCAAATGGGTCTTGGAGAAGAGTTAGGCGGTATTGGTCAAGCACGTGGTATTACTACAGGAGCTACAAATAGATTTGGTGGTTCTTTAGGAAGACTTGGAAGACAAGCTATAGGTAGTACACAAGACTACGGTGGAAGTTTAGGTGAGTCAGAAGATTTATTAAGAGGGACATTGGGTGCTTATGATCCGGGTATGACTCAACAATTTTATAATCCTTACGAAGATGCAGTAGTACAACAAACAATTGATGACGTATTAGAAGCAGGTGACAAGCAAGATATAGCTGCAAGAGCCCGTGAGATTAGTTCTGGTGCCTTTGGTGGTAGTAGAGCAAGACTTGGTGCAGAAGAACGTAGACAAGACCTTGGAGAAGGTTTAGCAAAAGCATTAAGTGGTATTAGACAAACAGGATATAGTCAAGCACAACAAACAGGTTTAAGTGAATTTGCAAGACAAAGAGAAGCTGAAAGAGCTGCCAGTAGCGGTTTAGCTGGATTGTCTGGTTCAAGACTCGGTGCTCAACAACAACTTGGAAGCACCCTAAGAGGTCTTACAGGAGATCAGTTTGGTGCACAACAACAATTAGCTGCTAACCTTATGGGTTATGGTGCTGCTGGATCAGGTGCAAGACAAAATCTTGCTACTGGCTTACTTGGTATAGGACAACAAAGAGGTGCTGGTGCTTCAGCATTAGGATCACAATTAGCTGGATACGGAAGCCAGATTGGTGGTATAGGTCAGACTCAAGAACAAATGAGAGCAGGACAAAGAGGTGAACTAGCAGGATATGGTGGTATTGGTAGAGGTATACAAGAGACTGGTTTAGGTAGAATATATCAGCAACAACTAGGACAACAGCAAAGACCATTAGGTGTATTGGGACAAATAGGCTCTATGCTACCTGGTTATCAAGCATCACAAACACAGATTGATTCTGGATATGGTATGCCAACAGATCCTTCAGCAGCAGGACTAGGTGCAGCATTTAGTGCCTACGGTGCTTTAGCACCAAGACAAGGACAAAGCTAATGAACTTTATGAATCGTAAAATGTTCCAAGCTGGTGGTGAAGCAGGGACAAATCCATATTTTTATGTTGACTCACAAGGCGAAACTCAATATTTAGATCAAACAAAACTTGTACCTATACTAAGATCTACAGACATTACAGCCTTAGAGGCTTTAATTCAAAACCCAGATGTAACATATAGCCCTGCTGCACAAGAAGTGTTTAGACAAGTTGTTGGCGAAAGAAAAGCATCATATTCATCTACTGATCCTTCCTTATTTAATTTTGGTGAATTTTTACCAGATAATTTAACTGGAATATCAGCATTACGTGATATAGGTGGATTTGCAGGAGATTTTGCTGCACAAGTTGGTGAAGGTGCTTACAATTTGGGAAGAAGTGTAGCATCTGGTTTTGGTGAAAGATCTTTCGATGATAAGCCATTTGCACCACAAGATATTTTTCCAAGCGAAAGATTCCCAAATGTTGCTGATACTATAACTGGAAGACCTGGAAATGATGAAGGTTTTGTTTCAGGCTTTGATAAATCTGGTATTTTAAGAAGAGGTTATACAAATCCTCAACTTGCTTCAATACTTGCTAGAGGTAAAAGTGAAATACAAGACTTTACAAAAGACATTGAAGCCATAGAACAGCCTGTAGTTGAAACTGTAGAAACAAAAGATGTTTTAGATCAACCAACCGTTATTGAGGAATTACCAACACTAGGACCCTTTACAGAGAGTGAAACCTTGGGCGTTATGAGTCCTTTAGAATCAACACAAAGAAGACTTGCTTATGAAAAAGCAATGATTGGCAAAGACGAATTTGGTAATCCTTTACCAGAAGGTAGATTGCTACAAGACCCAACCATTGCTAAAGCTTTAGAAGAACTAACTCCAATAGAGTCCTTGGTTGATATTAACAAAACAGAAGCAGATAGCCTATTAGAAACACAAGATAAGTTTGATGGTAAGTTTGGTATACCAAAAATAGAATTAGAGAAAGTTGATACTACAGTAGTAGAAGATCGTGATACAGCTAAAGCACCACGAGTGCCAAAAGAAACTACTGGACTATTTGGGTCAGATAGATTCTTAGACTTCATTAGAAATGTTGGTGCTGGTTTGGCAGAATCAGGTCAAATGGGTGAAGGTCTTGTACGTGGTGCAGCTAAAGCTGGTGAAGAAAGAGCAGCTAGAGACTTAATGGAAGAACAAGAGAAGAAAAAATACGAAAGAGATTTAGCACTTGCAGTAGCTGTAGAAAAAGCAAAATCTGCTGGAGACAATATTCCAGATATTATGAAACCAGAAAAAATACTAGAGCTTAATAACAATGTTAAAAGAGACATAACTGATTTTCAAGGTGGACTAGCTGGTGTTGGTTTTGTTGATTATGCAATAGAAATTATTGAAGATGCAGAAGCAACTGGCAAACCTGTTGGTGGATTCGGTGGATTTATAGCCAGTTTAGTCGATAAAGGATTTGCTTTTGCTGGTATGGGTAAAGACTTTGACAGTCTATCAGCAGACTCTAAGGTTGCAGAATTAACTAAAGTTGTAAAACAAAAGAATCTACAAGCTATCTTAGGTGAATCGGGTAGAACAATATCAGACAAGGATAGAGAAATAATAGAAAGAGTGTTTGGTGACTTATCTGTGTTTGAAAGTGTAAGTTCAGTTTTAGGTAAACTAAAAGAATCAAGACGTGGTTTAGCTGCAAATAATGCTGAAAGATATAGCAACATACAAACAAATAGTGACTTTTTATTTGCACAAGGAACTTATGGACAGCGTTTCTACACAGATATGTTGCCAAGTTTAAAATCTATACTAGGAATTGATCCCTATGCTTCTCAATCAGCATCTGCAAGAGCTACTTTTGGAGGTCAACCAATCGGAGCTGGATCACAATCAATTACTGACATTGATCTCTAATGCCAAGATTTAGAGTCAATATAGCTCCAGGTGTGTCGCAAATAATGGACGCACAGACAGAAGACGAAGCAAGAAAAAAAGTAAGAGCAGAAATAGCTAAAGGTGCTGTTTCACCATTTTATGATGAACTTTACTTTGATTATGAAACTGGTGTTAATCTGCAAGACTTAAGACAAAAACTTGGTAGAGCTGAAAAAATGACGGAAGAAAATGAAGTTTTAGATCAGCTTTTTTCTAAAGTAAAAAAATCAAAATCTCCTTCTGAACAAGAAGACATAATGGAAAATGCGGTTGGTACTGCTGGTTATGTCAGAAATACTAAAGGTCAAATTGCTTTGACACCTTATGGTTTAGAGTTATTAGGACAACCTGTTCAACAAAGAAGATTGCAAGATGGCTCAACTATTAATCTAAACACTATTATTGATGAAAATAGCTTTAACCTTAAAACAGGGGATGCGGCTGATTTAAGTGGAATAGCCGGGCCAGTAGCTTCAACCGTACTAGCATTTATGCCACAAACTAAAATATTAAAAGCATTTACTTCTTTATTTGGTGGAAGAAAACCATTAGCTAATACTTTTGTGGCTGGTGGTGCATCTGCTATAGGAAAAGGTGGTGAAGAATATCTTGACACTTTAGAAGGATTCCAATTACAAGATCGTGATGAGTTAATAGATTTAGGTATGGAAGAGTTTATTATTGGCTCTGTAGGTCAAGGTGTTTTTGGCGAACTTCCAGCAAAAGTTTACAGAATGTTTTTGGGTAAAAGAGCACCAATAGAGAATCAAAGAATAGTATACCAGCTATCAAAAAATAGAAGTTGGGATGATGTGCAAAAGCTTGATGAGAGCCTTGGCAGAGAAGCGACTGAAAAAGAAATTAAAAAAGCTATGAAAAAAGGACAGGTAAAGAAATTTGATTATGCTTTTGCTCGTGGTGCTATACCATCACAAACAACTTTGGGTAGAATGTTGCCTGGTAAATACCAACAGTTTGCTGAACAAGTTATAGGTAATAACAGAGATGTAGCCAATGCTGCTGTACTCAGAGCTGAATTAGACTATATTTTATCTGGTATAAAAAAAGAAAGAGCTGCACTTAATTCATATATGTCCGAATCATCAAAAGAAGGCTTAGATGAATCAGTAAATGCTGCACTACAAAAACTAAGACTTGATGAGCAAGATGTTACCACTGCTTTACAAAAGTTGTTAAAAGACATAGGAGCTGATGTATTAGAGGTTAGTAACTATGGCAATGTACCTTCTAGGTTTGCTTTTGGTGAGACACTCAAAGATACCTTAAGTTCTGCAAGAGGTGCAGTTACAAAAGCTAGTGGACAAAGATATAGAGCTGTAGATCAAAAGTTTTTAGACATAGCAAGCCCAGATAATGTAACAATAGATAATCGTGGTAATCCTGTATTTACAGGTCCAAAAACAGAAACAGAGGCCAACAAGGCAAGAATTATAAATAAAGCCATCAATGGAGTAATTCTTAAACACGTTAGAGTTGCACAAGATCTTGTTGCCTCTTATAAAGACAGTGGTAATTTTTGGAAGTTAAAGCAACCAGGACAAGAAATATCTGGTGGTCTTGTAGAACAATTAGATGGAATATTAGCAAATATGTCTAGGAGAGCTAAGGAAGCTGTTGACGGTGATGCTCCTGGTATTAATCTACAAGAAATAAGAAATGATATTAGCAATATAAGAGACTTCACCACAGAGGTTATTGGATCATCACACGAAAGAAAATTACTTACAGATGTTATGAGAACTCTTGATGACTACAATATGAAAAATGGTGTAAGTTTAAAAAATGGTGACAGCATACTTACTGAACTTGCACAAGATGGTAATAAAGTAATATCTTTAGCATTAGCAGACTCTGGTTACAGATTAATGCCTAAAGATGTCAAAGTAATAAAAAGAGCAGTAGACGACTTAAGAAAAGCTAACAAACTACACTTTGAAAGAATGCAACCATTTGACAGTATAGAAATGGATAAACTTATTTCTAATGCTAGAAAAGGATCTATAAATGCAGATAAGGTTTATTCAGAAGCAATACTAAAAGGCAGTAATACGCAACTAAATAACATATTTAAAGGTTTGCGTGAGTATGATGAGTATCTAGAAAAAACTGGTAAGACTAAGTTAAATAAAGCTGGTGAAAAGATTACCACCGAAAACTCATTAAAAGCACAATTAAAAAACAGGTTATTTGCAGATGCTTTTCAAAGTGCAACAAAAGATGGTTTGACAGATGTAGATTTCACACAGTTTGCAAGATCAATGTTAAAATTTGATATGGAAAATGCAGGTAAATTTGACTCTTTATTTACCAACTCAGCAACAGGACAACAATCAGGTGAAAGTGTATTACAGACTATTAATCAATTAAATATGATTAAACCTAATTTAAAACCTCAAGCACTTAAAAATTTAGTAAATAACTTTACTGTAAAAAATGCAAGTCAAGGCCTTAACGCTGAAAAACAAGGCAGAGCCTTTATTGAAGGCTTAACAGATTTAGCAAAAGCTTCAGAAGAAAGAGCTAGATTTGAAGCTAATAGAGCTATATCACAATTACCACAAGCAGGTGTAGAAGAAACAGTTAATAAAATATTTAGACCTGGCTCTGCTGAAAACATTAGATTACTGAAAGAAACTTTAAAAGATACTCCAGAAGTATTTAACAGTATTCAGCAAGCTAGTATGCAAAAGCTCTTAGCTAAATCTATAGACTTTAATGGCAAAGGTAAGATTACCGATTTATTTAAACATCAAAACCTTAAAACAGCATTAGATACTTATGGTGATGAAACTCTAGAAGCTATGTTTGGCAGAGATATAGCCAAAGGTCTAAGAAACTTCCAAAAAGAAGTGGATGTATTAACGATTGGTGAATCTGGTAGAAGCGGTGGGGCTGGCGGACTTATAGCGGCTGGTATTGCTGCTAGTATTGTTTTTAATCCATTATCAACTTTGCCTATTTTAACAAGTTTAGCTTTAGTAAGAGCTTTATTCACTAATAGAACTTTTGTAAGTTTGATGTCCAAAACAGATCAAGGATCTATTGCACAAGCAATAAAACTTTTCAACACAGCAGCTAGACAAGCTGGTTTAAGGTATGTAGATGGTGAGCTTGTTCCATTTGCAGAAGGTGCAAATACTTTGCTAGAAAAAGGTTTAGGAATTGGTGCAACAGCTATCGGTATTACTGGTGATGATGTTAAGGGACAAGCTGATCAAGGTCTAAACATGTTCCAACAACTTAGAAATCAAGTGACTGCACCAATTAAACAATTACCACAACTCCCAAATGTTCAGCCTACGCAGACACCAACAGATCCAATGTCGCAAGAAAGATTAGACTTTGCAGAACAGGTAGCTGGTAGACCTGTAATTTAGTTATCTTCAAAGAAGGTAGGATCTACAGCTACAAACCTTTTAGCTGGTCTGCCTTTACCACCAACTTTAATCTCAACCTCTTGTATCTCTCCTGCGTTCTTAAGCCTTTCAATAATCTCTTTTACTTCATAAGACTTCATACTTCTAAATAGTTCGTGTCTATCTACCTCTCGTTTAGATATGCC